GAAAAAAATTTAAATAAAATGTTAAAATTATTTGAATCATTACCTGACTCAACATATGGTAAATATGGTAAGAAACGATTTATAGATACATTTAAATATGCATCTGGATATGATGTATCATTATCGAATCAAATATTACATTTAGTGAATAATTATAAATGGAAAGAGATATGGTTATATACGGAAGATTTCAATAAAGGGTTTGAATATAATTATTGTAAATCACCAATATTAAGTTATGTGACCCCATTAGGAGCATTAACAAACGCTCACGCAAATGATTTAGTATTATTTGACCAAATATTAAAAAAATATGTGAAAATAGATGGTTTAATAAGGAGAACAGTATCATCGAAACTGGATATTGGAGGAAAATATTATATAGAAGAATTATTAATAAAAAACAAAGTAATATTAAACAAGATGAAGTTTGATAATAAAGATCCATTATGTTGGGTAAATTGGAAAATAAAAGGGTTGAAAGATTATTCAGGGATTCATATAAGATATTCAGTGGCAAAATTTACGGATACAAATAGATTGTGTCCAAATGAGAATTTTGCATTAATAAAATTTTATACAAATAATAGATTGGAAGATTTAGAATTACAAAAAAAAAGATATATATTATCATATAATGTTCATAATTTCAATAGTTTAAATTCAGACGTAACATATGAAGATAATGTGGTTAATATATTAAAATTAATAAATATGTATAGGAAAAAAATCAAAATAATTGTGTTACAAGAAACAACATTTAAGAATAAAGAACAATATAATTTATTTTTAAAAAGAATAAATAGAGCATATAAATATATATATACTGGAGAAAATGGTTCATCCAAATATGATATTGGTTTAACAAGTCCAAAGATATTAGTAGCATCTAAACAAAATTATAAAAATAAAATTATACAAAATATACAATTAAAAGAAGATGAATATATAGAAATAATAAAAAAAATAAAAAAGGAGGCCATTAATGACTTTGATTGTGATAAAATTAAATATAATATGGACAGGTATTTAATTGATGAAGTGTCTCAACAATCTGACCAACAAAGTATAAATAAATGTAATTTATTTATAAATAGATTAAAAATAGATCATTTATCATATATTCCGAGATCAATAATACTATTAAATGATACAGAATATGGGAAAATAGTATTTGTTCATTTGGAGATCGGAATAAGAAATTATCCACATAAATTTGAAATAGAAAATAAAATAATTGATAAAGTAAATAGTATGATTCGAGTTCAGATGATAGACAAAATATTGGTTCATAATCCTGATATTATAATAGGTGATTTTAATTTTACATTAGATGATAATGAAACAGAATATTTAATAAGTAAAAATTATCATCCACAAGAAAGAACAACATTAAATTCAACACCATATAATAGAGTAGATCATTGTTTCATAAAAGGGGAGAATAAAATGGACAATAAATTATTAAGATGTAATTATAGTGATCATTTACCAATGTTTCAATCTATAAAGAAAATTAATTAGGTGGTTTTTGTAAAACTAATTTACAACATTTAACATATACAGGAGAGATTCCACCACTATAAATCATACCTCTGACACCAAAATTTGGTAAACATATATTCTTAAACTGAGGATCAGCATCACCTAACCAATAACAAGGACCTGATACTATTTTTGCATATGATGCTGGATCTCCTCTAAATCCATCAACAGTTCCAATTAAATCACCAATGTCTGGTCCATTAGGTCCAGTGATACCTTTAACCCCTTTAGAACCAAGAGGTCCGATACGTCCTTTAGTTCCATCAATTCCTCTAGGTCCAGTATCACCTTTAGGTCCAGTATCACCTTTAGGTCCAGGAGGTCCATCTAAACCATTAACTCCTCGTGGTCCGGTAGGTCCGATTTCGCCTTGTGGTCCGGTAGGTCCTATTTTTCCTTGTATTCCCATATAACCTTGTGGTCCTCGGACACCAAGTTGACCGGTAGTAAAAGGATTGTCAAAAGAATAATTTGTTTTAAAAATATTTCCATATCGATCAATCGAATAGTTCATTTATAATAAATATAACTATAAAAAAATAATTATATTTAAAATAATCTAATCCAAACTTGCTTTATAATAATCTCTAATATCATTTTGATATAATCCTTGAAGATCATAAACAGAATAACCAAATTCATAGTTACCAAAATTAAGTGGTAAAATTGGATTAATATTATAAATATTTTTGAAAACATTTGAATCTTTGATTTGGAAATTTGTATATTCGTTGGCTTTAGGATATGGTTTACCATTTTTATCAGCATATACTGTGCTATATGTTGTGGATTTAGTATAAATATTGGTGCTTTCAATGTTTCCACTATAATTCACATCATCATAAATTAAATATGGACAACAAACACCAAAATAATTTTTATTAGAGTCAGTATGCATACCTGTTAACCAGTAGTTGGTTGGACAATTAAATTGTGGAGTTGATGATGGTTGAATAGGTAAACATTTATCATAATTAACAGTAACCTTACCAGGATATCCATATAATCCCTGTTTGCCTACATATGATGGACCTCTTAAACCTTTATCTCCATTTTCTCCGGGTGGTCCAACTAATCCTTGATCACCTTGAATACCATTTTTACCGGATATACCTCGATCACCTCGAGGTCCTCTATCACCAATAGGTCCTTCAGCTCCAACCATACCATTAAATCCATTAGGTCCGTGTGGTCCAAGATTACCGACTGGTCCTTTAGGTCCAGGAACACCTTGATATCCACGAACACCATCAAATCCGTTAGGTCCATTAGAACCTAAATTGCCTTGATAAAAGTCTTCAGGATTAAAAACATAAGATGGTTTTCGTTTAAAAAAATTGTCAGAATAAATCATATTAATGGGTTGACAAGATAATTGAAAAAATCGAGATCCTTGAATGTTTGCTATACCAACGAGACCATTTACTACACCATTTATTTTGGTTCCTGGTATTGCTGGGCAATATGCATCTGAACTTGGAGCGAGTGGCATATAAATACGAGAAGTGAGAGGATCAGAATAAGTGGATTTGGGATCTGATGATGGTTCTGGTTCATTATCAGGTTCAGAATTTGGGATAGATAATAATTTATCAATTTTGCCTTTTTTATATGTTGTTAAGAAACCATCATAACCGTTTCTACCAACTGGTCCTCTTTTAAAAATACCAGCATCACCCTGAGGTCCAGGAGGTCCAGTAGGTCCAGGAGGTCCAATTGGTCCGTCTGAACCTTTAAGACCATCAAATCCTTTGAATCCAACAAATCCTTTAGGTCCAGTAATACCTTTGCTGCCTTTAACACCATTAATACCAGGATATCCAACATTACCAGCTGCTCCTTGGAATCCGCGAGGTCCAGTAATACCCATAATACCGTTAGGACCAATATTACCAATTTTACCCTGAAACCCATCAAATCCAATATAGTTGTTCATAATATATGTGTGAGATATATTTGTATTGAAATTTATTAATTAAAAATAATGTTTAATTGTTCAAAGAATATATTTTTTTTATTGTGATATTATAATATGACATTAGAATTAAATTTAGATTCATTAAATATTAATGAAAGTTTATTTATAAAACATTTATATAACAATACCATATCAGACACATCCAAAAAATATAAATTAGACTATATTAATAATAGAAATAAATATAGTAATAAAAACAAAGAAGATTTAAAATCATTATTGACAACTCTTAAAGGGGGTAAAGTTCAGGAATCATCATATGATATGTATACTTATTTTTTAGTAAAAATGTATGATGTTGTAGATCCAACATTTAAAAAAGAAATTGAGAGTCATATTTTAAAAAAAATCGAAATGTCAAAACAACAACATGGTGGTTTAACTTTTACGGATTTTATAACAAGATTAGATGATTTAACAAATTCATTAAAAACAGATGGATTATTAACTACTTCATCACAAAAAAACGATTTAATTGTTAAATTAAGAAAATTTGCGATAGAAGAACAAAAATTACTAGCAGCTTCACAAATCGATAATGTATTAGATTTAGGTCCATCAACCAAAGTTATGACGATTACTGATGACTTAAAAGGTATGACTGATGAAGAAATAAAAAAATATGCGACAAAAGAAACATTTGATTCATTAGTTTTACATTTAGGATCATTATCAAATATAAAAACCAACAAACTTGATGATATAAAAAATATTGTAAATTTTTTAAAAACACATTCAATATTTGCTACAAATTATCTAAAAAATATAGTAAATCAATTAGACCAAGCTTCTGCTAATAAAACAGTTTTTGATGGTCTTGTACAAAATGTAAAACGTCAGATGGATAATCTTATTGAAATCATTAAAAAAATTAAATTGATTAAAGAAGCAATCAAAAACATTATTAATAATACAAAATCAATGAAAGATTATAGAATTTATCCATTAGATGTTAAAATCGCAAGTAATAGTTATATTGAGGCTCTATTTAATGATGCTGGTCAATCTATTAAATATACAATTAATCCGGATGCGATAAAAATAACATTTCAAAAAATCCCTACAGATATAAATGTGGTAATTGACAAATTAACAGATCGTATAAATACAGATAATGAAAAAATACCAGGAAGCAATAATCCATTGGTAAATATTACTAATGAAGAAGATTTAAAAAAATTATTAACTGGACTCAAAGATAATTATAATTCAGTATTAAGAGGTGGTGCGGATGATGAGGCTGATCCAGGTGATTTTCAAATAAATAGACCAATAATGGATTTAGCAATAGTGGATCAAAAAACACCATCATTAACAGAATTTAATAATATGACATCGTCAAGAAAGAAGGCGAATGCATATATATTGGAAGTATCAGCATTGATCAATCAAATGGACATTGAAACAAACAAATTAGTAGAAACCGTTGAAGAATTTAACATTGTTGAAAATAGAGAATATTATTATTCATATGTTTTGAGTGTAATTGCGATGAAAAGTAGTGGTACAAAAAAATATAGATTTATGAGTTTTGGAATAATTGATTTTTATAGAAGTATAATTAAAACAATCTGGGAAAAAATAAAAATAAAAAATGCACCACAAAAACTAAAAGGGATTGATTCTAAATTTTTATTTTTTTATTATTTCCATTATAAAATTATTCAATCACTCAATACTTTCTTAGATAAATTTTTTTTATTGAAAGATTTTAATTATTTTTATGTAAAAAATACATATATTGAAATTGATGACTGTACCGGATATGTTAAACAATATTTAACACTATTAAACATTTATAAATACATTTTAGATGATTTTTATTCCAAAATTGGTCTGTCTAACTCCCTCGTTAATGTTTCTATTTATCTTAAAATTAACGACTTCCCTAATGAAAAACTTATTCTTGGACGACAATTTGGTTCTCTAAATAAAGGTTCTATTATTGCCGACGATAAAGCTGGATCAAATGTTGAATCTGGATCCGCATTTATGTATAATATTAATTTTGCAGACCCTGAATCATTAAAATATTTATATAGTGATATCGATGTTCCTGAAGCTATCAAAGATCTCAAGAATATTAGTGATAAATCTAAAAAATTATTAGAACCAGAACAACGTTTGAAATTAATTTGGGACAATATTATGTCTAATAAATCCAAATATGGTAGTGTACAGGTTAAATGGCAACAATATGCTGGAGCAGCAATTAGTGAGCTCACAATGCCTGATACTGCATCCGGCGAACCATCATTTGATCCAGAATTTTATCTAAATAAGGAATACAATAGATGGCAAACTGTTAATGACGAAGACAATCTTAGTTATGGTATTCCTCCTAGACCAACTGTATATGGTTTTGATGAATTTAAAGATGAAATTTTGTATAAAACAAAATCAAATGTAATGGAAGACATCTGGAAAGAAAGAGAAGCAAAAAGATTCTTCTTGTTAAACAGAAAAGTAAATGATTTGATTGAAAAAGATTATTCAGACGACATTAAGTTTTTAGAAATAAACAAACATCCTATTCAATATTTACAAGATAAAAGTATTAACCCAAATTCTGATGAATATAAAATTATTAAAGAATATGAAGGAAAATTTCGTCCATATATTGCTAAAGTTGCATTTTTACCATTATTAACTCTCATACAAGATAATTCAGTTAAAACATTGGGTCTTACTGATTTAAAAAAATTATGGACTAATAATAGAGAACAAGCATTAGATATTTTATTTAGTACTGGTAATCAACAAATCAAAGCTTTTATGCCGTCATATGGAACAAAAGTTGGAGGTTTACTTGCAGCTGATAAAGCAATATGGGCATTTGATCAGGCGAAAAACAGTGAAGATTTTCTAAAACTAATGCATCCTAATGGTAAAAAAGTGGTTGATATATTAAACGAGAATGGTGGGTTTGATTTAAATAATCCTAGTGTTGGATTAAGTTTCAATGTCGAAATTAATAATGATGCGCCGATTACTATAAATTATGGTGGTACGGCAAATGATAAATTAAATTTGTATCTTGATTATTTCAATCAAGAAAAAATATATATACCATTAATTATTGGATTTTTAACATATTCAACAGAATCAACCGCACAAGTTCAATTAAACAAAGAATATAAAATAAGTGATGATAATTTACATCAAGTAAAAGGAAAATTATCGGCATTAAAAATCGAAAAATTTAAATTGTCATTGAATGGATCAACCAATGTGGTTAATTCTGTAATCTATTTTCGTAAGGAAAACGAATTTAAAAGTCAGATGATTTTGATCCCAACAACACAAGAAAATCGACTTAAAAAATATCATTGGATATTAAAAAATAATTTTAAAACATTATTTTATGAACAAGGTCCATATGATAGAAATGAATCAGAAATGGTTTTTAAAGCAGCATCAGATAATGGTTCATTAATTGTAGATAATCCCATGAAATGTCTCAAATTACTCGACAGATTTACTAATGAAGATGATTATGTAAAATTATCAGGGGAAATTGCAGCAGCGGCATCGACTGAAACAAAATTTAATTATGTTTTCTCAAATGAAAAAACACCTGATAATTCGTCTGTTGGAATGTTTATGTCTATTCCGAGTAAATTATCAATGGGTAACGGATTTATGTTACTTACATTCGGTTATTCTGGAACTGGTAAAACTGTCACTGTTTTTGGTAACAAAGATTTTAAAACAAATGTATTTAATCAAGGTGTTTTACAAACAGCATTGTCTGAAGTTGAAAAAGAAGAAGATAGTAAAATTTTATTTAGATCATATGAAATGTATGGTATTGGATTACCATATGCAAGTTATTGGTACGATAAATTAGGTACTGACTATGATCCAAAACGTGTTGAACTATTAATCCATCACCGGTTTAATACAGACACTGGAACTGTTAGATATGATTCAACAAATAAGTTACATGTTTTCACAGATGAAGAACAAAAAAAATTATATTTAAATAATAATAATTGGTTTTTCCCCGACGCTGGAACAGGTTTATATAGAACAGTTAGTCAATCTGAATTTCAAAAAGAAAAACTTCCGGATATGGCTTTATATACTGGATTGAGTCAATCTGAAAAAGACCTATTATTATTTGGTCAAAATAATACTGATATTATGTATAAGGAAGAACGAGAATTAAAAAGATTAGATGATGCACAATTTGTGGGCGATGATAGTGTTATGTTTGAATCAGATCATATAATACCAGGAGCAAGTTCAGTTCCATTAAATAAACGAATTGGTTACGTTAGATATGATAATAAACTAAAAATTCCGATTGGTTTATCAGGTATGACAGATACAAAATATCTAACACCCAAAACATATTCTCTCTATCAAGATAAAGATAAAATTGAACAATTCGTATTTGCAGATAAAAAAGTAACAAAAATATCAACAACTCCTAGACAGCATATGGCTGATTTGAATACTGGAAGTCCAGTTCCAACATCTACTAGTGATAACTTTGCAACAGCACCAACATTTGGAGATTTAAAAGACACATTTTTGGGAGAAAAAGATACAAGATTAAAAAATTCAACATATATCGAGTTAGATGATAAAAATATTCGTGAATTTTCAGAAGTTATTTCTTTGATTGATCAAAACAGAAAAGAATCTCTACAAGCATATAAACTAAATATTAATGAAGCACCATTACCTGAATATAGAAATATTAGAAGAATTAAAGAGACCGCTAATAATCCTGAAAGTTCTCGTTCTGTTATCTTTTATGAGTTCGTAATTAAATTAAAAGAACCTCAGCGTGTTAAAATAACAGATGAATATGGAAGGGAATTATTTGTATGGAGACATTATGTCACACTATTAATTGTCGATTTACCTGGGCAAGAAGATATTCGAACATCTTTTGTTGATAAATCTAAATATGATCTCACTCTTGAACATAAAAGTACATTTAATTTTCCAAGAAAAGATCCTGGTACTAATATGCCATTTAATAGTCTCGATTTAAGTGCTTTGGAAAGTATGCCATCCGCCGACCATATAAATTTAGTTAATACAACATATGCAAATAGGTATTTATTTACACGCCCAATAACTGATGTTACTTCGGCCAATGATAGATCTTTAAATAACACTCTTGCTGGTACAGGTTCTGATATTTATTCTAATATGTTACATGATACAAGAACAGATGCAAAAGTTTATAAATATAATCAATTATTACAAAAACTTATAAAATCATCGGTATATCTGAATCCTTTATTTAAATTTATGTCATATATTCGTCCCGAAAATTTTAATAATGTACAATTAAATAACCCTATTAATTTTGCTCTTGGAACAAGTTGGAGCTTCACAACTACACAATTTGATTTACCAATTCCTCCAGGAGCAAAACTTGAGCTTGTGTTATCAAAATATAATGATCCAAGTGAGATTGTATATGCCGGAGATATTATTGCTAGAGCAAAACAAAATGTATTAAATGACCCAATCAATGGTTCCACTGAATATCGAAATAATCCGAATTTTATTGATGGACTCGTATTGATACAAACAGATCCTCTTAAATATATTAATAATTATTTATTAGATATATTAGATACATCAGGAGTAGATGTAGAAAAAGTTAAAGCAGATATGTTGGCTCCATATGAAGCAATAACAATCAATAATAATGTTACTTCATTAATTGAATATCTTTATCAAAAAACAATACCAAAAACAACATCAAGAAAATATTTATCAAATAAAGAACAACATTATAATATTGCGAGTGGTTTATTTAAAAATAGAGTCCCACTTGATATTGATGGTACTCAGCCATCTAATATCCCTATTTCAACATTAGCAACTACTGCTTTCAATACTCGTGAAGCAAATTTAGGATTTAGTATTGGTCAAAGTCGAATAACAGGAGTTCTTAATACCACTGACACGTCTGATAAAAATGCCATCCTAAAATATGTTACTGGTTGGACTATACAAAACGTTGTTCAAAACGAACTATATAAATGGGCTAGATTATTGGTTCCTGGTATTACAGCTGCAATTATTGACACCGCCGCAAAAACTATTAATTATAATACTAGTGGATTATCAGGACCACGACCAATCGCATATATGATTGATGGCAATGTCAATACAGGAATGCTAAACGACACAACTGTACCAATGCAAAATAAAGTAAAACTATCAAAATATAACATAACTGGTCTTCCTACTGGTTTCACAGATTTATCGCCACCATATGATGTTTCAAAAGAAGAAGGTATGTGGATTAGTGAAAATGTTGGACCTAAAGATGATTGGGGTTATAATACTGTTACTAATCCTGGTATTGATATAACACCTACAACTATTAGTAGTAAGGAAGACGCGAATTACGATGATTCTGCAACACAAATTCAACATGCATTTACTGGTCTTAGAAATAGTTTACAACCCCTCAATGCTAAACAAGTCGCTGCAAAAGCAACAAATCCGACATTACCCGATCTATATAATAACCAAATGATAGGATTAGAACAGTATTGGATTGATTATTATTATTATTTTATTAAATACATAATGTTGATAGATATATTTATTGTACATAAACAATTAAGAGGATTTGACAGATATTACAGAGAAAGAGTTATTCCAAAAAATACAGACGGATCATTAAAATATATTGCTGAAGATATTGCCGATTTTAATGAATGGTATAAACGATTAGAAGATTTTTATAGTTATTATATAAATGATTATCTGACGCAAAAAGAAGGAACAACAACAATACCAATATATACTGGAATTTATTCAAAAAATAAATTATTTAGGAATAATATGGCAAATGAATTCCTCAAACAACTAAATATTTATTTTTATAAAAAGAAAAATGACTACAGCAGTAAATATCTAATTAGCAGTAGTGAAAATTTACAAAGTACATTACCTCAATATGATATGATGCATGTAAAACCATTAATTTATAATTATTTAGAGCCATATGAACCTTATTTTAATACATATTCCTTGTTATTTATTATGTCGAACAATGATCCAAATATTAAATGTTACAAACAAATGGAACTCCTCAGTATCAATAAAGAAATTATTAGTAAAATTGTTCAATAAAACAATAAATTATCTACTATGATATCTAATGTCATCATATTGAAAACAATTATTATTTATTTTACATGTTAAATCAATATCATTATACAACCAATTTGCAAATGTCATTGAATTATTCGGATATTCTGTTGTTGATGTTGTATAAAAATCTCGAAGTGATTTATTAAATGATCCAGCCGTTTTTTCTGATGCATTCTCATATACATTTACTTGATTATATTCTTCCATATTTTTTAAATTTATGTCATCAGTGCAAGAAGTAATATTCGGATCTTCTCCAATATTATAATTCGCTGTTGGATTATTCATCGTTGCTACTCTACATTTCTTATTTAAATTTAAATTATTTAATCGTGTCTGTTTAATTTGATTTATATTTATTGTTGAATATTCATAATTATTTAGACTATATATTAGACCATATAAAATAAGTCCAATTAAACCAATTTTCAAATTAAAAAAAAATAGAATAAACACAACTAATAGTAATTCAAAACGATTACTATAAAATAGTTTATTAAAAAATAGCTTATCCTCGATATCCATATATATTAATACTAAAATATTAATATATATATACATTATTGTATTTTTTATAATTTAAGATCTTCATAATATTTTTCGAGTTCTTTCTTTTGTTCGGGTGTTAATTCGGTAATTGTTTCGTTCTTTTGACCACTCATCATTGATCCAATTAATGAACCAATATTCATATTCTTTAGAGATTCACCATTTAGACTACCAAATGTATTCATTAATTCGGGAGGTATTTTTCCACTTAATTGCCCTTTCAATTCATCCAACACTTCTGGTAGATTTAATTTATCTAATTGTAATGAATTTGTTAGATCCGATATTGTTTCTTCATCTGGATTTGTTGCCATTGATGCAACAGCACCAATAATATCATTAATTGATAATTCACCAGATCCAAGTTTTTTACTATATGAGTCTCCAATAGTATTACCAACTGACATTAATTGTTCGACAAATTGTTTAGAATCAATTTTTTCGGATCCATCTGATGTATTTAGTTTAAATTTATTTTTAATATCATCTAAAATATTTTTAACAAATTTATTACTATTTTCAGTTGGTTTCAAAACATCTTCTGGGGATCCATTAATACCAATTGATTTCATAATATTTTTCATATTATCTGCCATATTTGGATTCGACATTACCTTATCAAATATACCTTTAACATCTTCTTTATTAAAATTTTCATTTTGTAATGAACCTAACATCTGTTGGATATCTTGGGGATTCATTTTCAGGTTTTTGAACATTTCTTTACTATCTTCAAAATTCACTGATCCCAAGATTTTTTGAACATCATCCATTTTAATGTCACCAGTAGCATTAAACAGTGCCGGTTTGTTGGTTTCGTTAATTTCGTCATTCATTTTGAATTGTTTTGAAGTACCACCCTCTGGTAATGAATTATCAAGAGCAAATGCAATTTTACTCATTTTGATTCTGTCTGGATCTTTATTATCACTCTCACCTAACAAATATAATAGATAAATAGTGTCCCACATTGAATTTATAATTCTCTTTTTATTATCATCACTTCCTTCTGTTATATTTAAAACTACTTCCATCTTTAATTTTGGTAATAGTGTAATATTAAGTCCCTTAAACATTTTACCATCACGTTTTAAGAGTAGAGAGAAATATTGTGGTTTTTCTCTTAATCTATCACAAAAAGTAGTAATAAATGATTGCATTTCTACTTCATTTATTTTAATTTTATCTTTTTTATCTGGATATAATTCATAAAAAGAGTGAATTAACTTCTGATATGTAGAGTTAATGTCTGACTGACTGATTTCCGAACTATTAGAATTATTCATATATAATGATTATTAATTAGTGTATATTTAAATAGTTTATTTTTAAATATTTTCATCTTTTTTTGTTTTTGGCATTTATAAAAAGTTGCATTTGATATTTTCTTTGTTCAATCAAATCATCTACTTTTTTATTTTGTAATTCACCATTGATCTTGTCTTCATGAATTGTTTCTTTTAAACTATCCAGATTTGTTATACTTATATTTTGATTCACACCATTATATTTCGTTTTTGTTATTTTATCATCATCTTCATCCTTCAAATTCGCATATTCATCACTTTTTTTATTTTTTATACTTTCAGCATTCATCGTGTTATCAACTTGTATTTTTATATTTTCAATATTTTTGGTTTTATTAATATTATTTGTTTCTCTATAAAAAAACTTAAAATTATCAACCCAATTAAATGCATCTGAACCAGATAATGGAACATTAATATTTTGAACAATTATTGTAGGTATTGATTTAATATTTTCTGGTATATTTTTTGTTTCCATAACATTAATTAATTTAAATTGATGTGGAGATGGACTAACTGAATTATATAATAATTGTTGTTCTTTTAGTTTTTCTATGAATTTAAGAGAGAATTGACATTTGTCAGAATAAAACAATATATTACTCATTATAATATATTATTAATTAAAATAATATATTTTAAACTCAGTTATTTTTATTTTTTAAAATATAATTATTATTATAAATGAACATTGTTGATGCAATTTTAGATAAAAATAAAAAATATATTATTTTAATTAGTGGCTATTTATGGTGGGACAATTTTAACTCCATTATTAAAGCTCTCGCAACTAATTTAAATTTTGAAGTTATCTATATTAATCAATTAATACAAGAAAATAAATTAATAACCTCTTCTGATCAAATTAATTTTCCTGTTATTAATGAAATTGTTAAAGAAAAACTTAATAACAATAAAGAAACTAAAATTTACAAAGGATATATTATCGTCTCATACTCTTTCCCACCTGAACGTCTCGACTTCTTCCCCGATATACATGTCTCTATTCAAGCTAACCCTGTTCTATTAACCTCTTTAATTATTGATCTTATTAAAACAAAAAATGTTTCACGTATGGACGTTGATATACATCTCGCTTATTTATCCAAAACATGGAAAACTAATAAAATTACTAAAACTATATTTTTACAACCAGATTATGAACCAAATATTAATAAATATTATGGTTTCATTTTCGACGCTATTATTGAAAATATTACTAAAAAATTATTTGGAGAAAAAGCTGAAGAAATATTAGCACAAAATAATAGTCAAGTAAATGTATCTAAATATCCATTACCACCCACCAATCAAACTTTAACTACCATTTCTGATGACACTAAATTAACAACTCATACTCTTAATGTTATTAACGAAGGTGTAAAAATATCAGAACTTAATACTGATCTTGATGATATCGTATTAAGTAATAAAAATGACGACGATGATTCAAATAATGAAGATGATGATACAACTAATACAAAAAATATTGATAATGATAATAATGATAATGATAATAATGAAATCGCTCTGACTCTAACAAAAAAAAATACACCATATTATATTGGTAAAAGATCACTAAATATCAAAAAATATTAATTTGTTTATTTATATATAAATAAAAAATTGATATGTGCTCCCTAAATCATCTCCTTGAGATGATTGTAGTGAGCACTCATTAATTTGTTTATTAGTCTTTTTATTTTAGATTATATAACATCAGGCTATGCCGGATGTTATATAATCCAAAATAAAAAGACTAATAAAAAATTGAATATTTAATATATAAATATAATTTAAATATAACAATTAGATATACTATAATGAGTTCATCAAAGGCATCAAATAAAGTTTCTAAATCAAATGAAAGCTCTGTTGATTTGAGTAATTTATCAGTTATACCCCAAAAATCGTCTAATATTGACTATGATATTAAAATAAAGTTGTTAGAGCATGTGGACGAGATAGATGGATATGAGACAAGTTATTGTAAGTTAAATATGTCTGGAAGATTAATAAATACAGTAATCGTGAATACATTAAGACGTGTAATATTAACATTGATACCAACATATGGTTTTAATACAGAAAATATAAATATAACAAAGAACACAAGTATATTTAATAATGACTATATGAGATTGAGACTGAGTAATTTTCCAATATATTTAACAAAAGAGTTAAATAATAAATATATAAAGAAGATGAATTTAGAAAATGTGAATGTTATAAATAATGAATCAACATTGGAAAAATCATCAGAATTAGAATATAGAGCTAATTTGGGTTCAGCAGAAAAAGATGTTACAGAGGATAAAATGAATAAACCGGATTTAACAGATAATTTACAGATAGTAGTAAATGTAAAAAACCATTCAGATAACGATATAATGAATGTGATGTCAAATACATTAGGAGTGAAATATTATTATGGGAAAGCGCAGATATCCCATATATTTACAAATCCTCTGTTGATAATTCAACTTCAGCCTGGGCAAGAATTTTCTTGTTCAATGATATCAAATTTAAATATTGCAATGTTTAATGCAATATATAGTCCTTGTTCAATGTGTTTTTTTGAAGAAAAAGAAGATGATAAAGGTGAAGAAGATGTAAATGATTTTGATTTTACAGTGATGTCAAGGCGTCAAATATCAGAAAAAGATATGTTAATACGTGCTTGTAAAATAATTCAGAAGAAGATTGCAATTAGTAGTGATATTTTTACTAAAAGTATATCAAAATATAATAATGATTCTGTTAGTGTGAGTTCTTCAAAAAATGTACAAGATGGAACAGGTCCAGTTGAATTAAATCATCTACAAAACGGAACTATAATAATTCCAGGAGAACAACATACATTAGGTAATTTAATATCAAGATATTTACAGGAGCATCCAGATATAAAATTTGCTGGATATAAAGTAGGGCATCCAAACGTGAGTCAGGTAGATATTAGATATATATGTAAAACGGATATATTAGTTGTAATTAAAGATGTTGTTAAAAAAATAAATGATATATTTGAAATTATAAAGACATCAATAGAAAAAATGCCAGATTTTGGTTATAAATATATATAAATGTATAATATATGATCTGTATTAAAAATATTAAAAATATTAAAAATATAAAAATAATTGGGATTGCGATTATTGTATTTTTCTTGATAAATCCAATTTCGAAACATTTAGTTTATAATAAAGGACGTATTATTAATAATTATAAATTACCTGATATATTTCATTTTGATAAGTTTAATCTGAAATCACTATCATTTTTAAATGAAGTGTCGATCTTATCAATCATAATATTTTTTGTTTATAATATTTATATAAAAAAGATACCATATTCAGACATAATTTTATTTATCAAATATTTGACGATATTAATGTTAATTAAAATAATATTAATGAATGTGACCGTGTTACCAGATGCATCAGGTGTATGTAGTAAAATAAATAAAACAGATAATTTATTTAATTTTTATTTTATGGGAGGGTGTAATGATTTAATATTTTCGTTACATATGGCAATTGTGTTATTAATATTACATTTTTTAAAAAAGAACAATATAATAACAAATTTACATGCAATGATATATTCTTTGATACAGGCATTATTAACGATATTTACTCATAATCACTATACAATAGATGTATTAATAGCATTTATAATAACACCAAATGTAATAAATGATAAATATTTTATTTAATTAAATAAAAATATGATAAAATATATTTTTATTTTATTATTTATATTATAATATAATGACTGAAATAAATAATAAAATAGAATCAAAAACTAAATTTTATTCAGATAATACTCCATTATTAAAACCTCTTATTCCAAGTAATCAAGTGTTACCTAATGATACACCTTATTCATGGAACAATTCATCCTCTTTTGTTAATCTACAAAAATATGAAAGATCTATTGATCGTTCAGATGTTTCATCAAAAAAGGAGGAAAGAAATACATCTTCAATATTATTGGACAGACAATTTGCTCCAGCTATTTTTAATAAATTTACAGATTTAGAGTCAGATTTAATAAAACCAACTGATTGTACTGCATCTCAAAGAATTAATTATAAAATAGATAATGTAAATGGTTATTCATCAATGTCTGGAAATTATAGTTTATTAAATGAACAACCAAAATCAGATTTGGATGATGCATATGGACTATTAATATCAGACAACGAACATCAAGAATTATCAAAAAAACTGAAACAAACGTGTGGACAAAAAAAGAAAACATTAGATTATTCAGATTATCAAGCTCCTCCCCGTAAAAGTGAAGGTAGAGGGTTTGGAAATCCTGAAAATTATCAAGAAACATATCTTGGTCTTGATACACGAGCATATGTTGATCAAAATGCAAGAGAAATTGATATAACGAATAGAACAATGACGCCTCCAGATGCATTAAGAATAAATTATTCGAATTTACCATATGAGTGGGAGACTAGAGAAGGGGTAACAACGAGGACATTTAAAAAGATGATAACAAATTTCCAATAAAAATAAAATTAATATTATAATTTTATAATTTTTAATTTTTATATATAAATTTAAATTTAATATCTATATATAAAATATAATAATAATATGGCAGGTATTCAGGCAAACTTAATGTATGACGAATGTGCTTCAGTTCAAGCTGTTTCACAAAGCACTAGACAATTTCGTGATTATGATTTTTTAATTGATGCTTTTGAGAACACATTAAAAAACAATGTTGTTGCAACATGTGATGGTAAATTCGCTCATGTTGAATGTAAACTATGTAAATCCAATGAAGGTACTATGACTAATACTCGTGAAAATGTGAGTTATAGAACTGATTTGGAAAGTGATTTGTATGGACTTACACGATTAAATACTGAATGTGATAGTCAAAAATTTAAACCATGTTATAGTAAAAAATGTGAAGGCTCTTGTGCTGCTGAAAGTGAACAAAAATCTGAATCTGATCCTTGTTCTAAATTTAAAGCAATTAGTCAACCATTATTATGTGATCGTATGGTTGTACCTACTAATATGAAACCATATGCTGGACCTTTCTCTTATAATTAAATTTCGTCACTTTTTTTAAACTTTTATTTTATATAAGATGTTATTACATATTATATAAAATAATATTATATTATAATTGTGATTGGTATATAAAATATTAATATATTTATGATGGAAATAAAATTATAATATATAATTATAATTTAATAATAAAAAAATATATAATTCATTATTATAATATAATAATGAGTGGTATTTTTACAAGAAGTTTATATGATGAATGTAATAATAAAGAAACATTAAATATTTCTACTGGACCCGGTGTATGGACTAATAATACTGTTCAAACAAGTCAAAACGCTTGTTTCTCGAATAATGGTCCAAGAAATACTCGTCAAATGAATAGTTCTGAATTAAATGTTCAATACAATAATGCGATTGACATTGAAAATTCATTATATGGATTAGATATTCCATTAAGTCGTTGTATGACACAACGTACTCTTATTGAACGTGACCAAAAACTTAATAATACTTATAATAATATGATTAATAAAAAAGAACCAGCATTTTGTGATAATTATCTTGATCTTAATTACACACGGTTAGAAGAACCATTACATGTTTCTGAATTGCCATACCCCACATTTCAATATCCGATTATTGATCCTAAAGAATGGGTTTATTATGGAGCTTCTAATTATCCAACTATTGGTAATTTGAGAGAAGGATTACAAACAAGATACGATACTAAAATGAAATTAGAAGAAACAAATGCTGCTATTCGTGTTGAAGCAAGAAAATTTGATTCTATTACTGGTTCTAATTATTAATTTATTTTTAATTACATCAATAGAAGATAATTTAATATTTACTAAATATTTTTGATAATTAAAATATATATATATATATTAATTATGAGTTATTTATATAATGAAACATTAGGTTCTACTATTTATGATACTAATTATACTAATTCTATTAATGATCTCAAAAATAGATATTATAATGAACAAAAAAAAAAAGTTATTAACCCATCACAATTTAATATTATTGCTCCATATTCTCGAACATTATTTAGTGATCAGGTAATGGGACCTGTTACGAATGATATTAAATATGAAACTGACAGTTTTGATAAACAATTTGAACTCGCTAAATTTGATAATCGTGATAATCCTAAATCTTTTAATCAAAACATTAATAATGATAAAAAAAATATTAACCCTCTAACCGATGGACAATGGACCGACTTTAATACTGATAATACTGATATGACTTATGGTGTTGTTGATAAAAAAGATTTTTTGTTTGAGACGATGGTTCCTTTTACAAAAAATAGAGAGACCATAATTTCGAATAATGATAATTCAAATAGTTCTCTATATCTCAGTAATTTTACTGGTGTTGGATTAAAACCAAAAAAACACGAAGTTGAAGCATTCTTTCAACCTGAAGACTCTAAAAAAGATGGTTTCCTTAATATGGACTCCGACGATATGCGTACTAGATATATTTCCAGTAATAGTATTCGACAAAATGGAACACGACCTTTCGAACCACAACAAGTTGGTCCAGGTCTTGGATTAGATAAATCTATCCAAAATTTAGGAGGACTACACGATAATACACGTATTCTGTATAAATCTACTAATGAACTCAGAAGTAAACTTAAACAACAAGAAACATATACTACACCAGTTAAACCAGGAAGATTAGGTGATGCTGGAACTACTTCACAAGCATATGGTGATGTTAAACATTATAGACCAGATAAATTTACAGCTTGGTCGGAAGACACAATATGGGCAGGTCGTGCAGCACAAAATTCAGGTCAAGCACCTCTACCATATATTCTTAAAGACACAACACGTATCAATTCAATGGAGTTATCTGGACCAGCAAATTTCGCTGTCGCACAATTCTCTAATGATACTTATGGTAAAATTACTGAAACTTTTCGTCAAGAATTGGGTGATGTTCCTATCGTATCTAATGGTGGTGTTATTAAAGCAGTCGCACAAGGTAAAGATAGTAGTTACCAAATTCCCGAAACACAACGTAATACTACTAATTATGATATTAATGGACCAGCTGGTATGTATAGCACTATGCAAGTTGTTGCACCATTCCTCGACAATGCTAAATCTACCGTTCGACAAACTACCAATACACCTTTTAATACTGTTATTGGATCATATGAACATTCTACTACTGTGGCACCATCTGATAATGCTCGTGGAACTGTTAGACAAGTTACTAATCAACCTTTTAATACTTCTGTTGGATCATATCAATATGCTACTACTGTTTCACATACAGACGATGCTCGTGGAACCATTCGACAAACTACTAATACTCCTTTTAATACTACTGTTAGTTCATCACAATATGCAACTACAGTTACGCCATCAGATGACGCTAAATCTACTATCCGTCAAGTTACTAATCAATCTTTTAATACTTCAGTTAGTGCACCACAATTTTCAACTGTTGCTTATCAATCAGATAATGCTAAATCAACTGTTCGACAAACTACTAACCAACCATTTAATACTAATATTGGATCATATGAATATGGAGCAATCGCTCAATTGGTGGATGATGCCAAATCTACTATTAGACAAACTACTAATCAACCTTTTAATAGTTCTCTAAGTTCATCTCAATATTCTACAACAGTTGGTTTAACAGATGACGCTAAATCTACTATTAGACAAACAACTAATCAACCTTTCAATAGTTCTCTAAGTTCATCACAATATGCAACAACAGTTGGTTTAACAGATGACGCTAAATCTACTATTAGACAAACTACTAATCAACCATTTAATAGTTCTTTAAGTACATCACAATATGCCACAAAAGTTGGTTTATCAGATGATGCAAAATCAACAATTCGTCAAACAACTAATAAACCATTTAATACAAATATCACAGGACCAGAATATGCAACAACAGTTCAACAAACAGATCAAGCAAAAGGTACTATTAAACAAGACACCCTATTAATGGATTATATTTCAGGTGGGGGTGCAGACTCTCTTAATAAATTAACAACATATTTACAAGACCAAGCCAAAGGTACTATTAAACAAGATACTCTAATTACGGATTATCTTTCAGTTGGAGGGGCTGATTCACTTAATAAATTAACTACTCATTTACAAGACCAAGCGAAAGGTACTATTAAACAAGATACTATGTTGAAGGACTATGTTGGTAATATTGTTAATCCTATATCTAATGTTACTACTCGAACTAATTATAAAAATATTGAATCATCAGATGGTCGTGAAACTGTTGGTAAAGAAAGAACTCCTACTTGGAAAGGTTATGCCGAAACTCCTTCAACTGAACAAGTTAATATGATGTTAAAAAATGCTGCAACATATGATGCATATTTACATCCCAATCAAGCAAACCAAGTATTAGTTGCTGATATTGTCCAAAATATCAAGAAAAATGACGTTCAGCAAACTCAACAAATATTTGATTCAAATTTCATTAATATTATGGGTAATACTCTAACTCACAATTCTTTAGTCAATAATATGGTCCATCGAGGTGTTTATAATAGTAATCCAGTTAATACTTTTGTTTTTAATCAATCTTAAACCAACATAATTACAAATATCCCAAATATTTAATAATAATAAAATTAATATTAAATATTTATAATCTCTTTTTTGATCTCTTATGAGTCTCCATAACTTTGTCTTTATTATTGTATAACATCTCTTTAATCTCCTTAACTGTGTTATTATATATAATTTTTTCTTTATCTGATCCTGTTTCATCATAATTTTGGAAATTATCAACAATATGATCTATTTCTTCGTGTTTATTATCTGAAATAATAACATCATCTCTTTTTTTATAATCATCGAGATTATTAATATGATTAAGAATAAGATCACCAACAACAGAATCAATAGATTTCATATCATATTTTTTTCCATTATAAATATTAGCAGTTTGCATCTTTTTATCAGGTATATACACATTTTGGAAATCAGGATGTTTATTATTAAAATGAGTTATCTCAATACTACGTTGCAACATAGAATTTTGATGAGCATTAATAATATATTGAATTTCTTTAGTAGTTAATTTTTCAGCTGGATTTTCAGTTCCAAACTTAACAATTATATTATTAATCGTGTTATTTGTGGTGTTATTAGTAGTATTGTTTGAGTTAATATTAGTATATGGAACTAATTTATGTTCTTTTAATTCCAATATTGTGTTTTTTAGTTCGTTAATTTCCTGCATATGTTTTTCATCAATTTGTTTCTGGTTTTCTTGTATTTTTTTTAATATTTCCATCATCTGGCCCTGAGGACATTCTAATCGTAAATGAGAATGTTCCGATAATTCTTCAATATTTTTCGGATGTTGAAGCTCCTTATTATTATTTAGTTTTTTTATCTCTTTACATCTACCATTAATATGTTTTTTTAAATTATCAGATCTTGCAAATATTTTATTACAAGCATAACAAATTATATCATTATTTATATTTGGAAACGAAGCAAACGCAACAGTATCTTGTTGCAATTTGTTTGGCGGGAATAGATTGTTATTTGGCGGAATTGGCGGATTTACAGTAATTTTATCTGTTATGATTTTGGAATTATTAAAAATTTCTGGCGGATTTGGCGGAATTAATTTTACAACTATAGGATCGTCTATTGGTTTCGGTTTACATTTATTTATTCTTATTTTATGTCTTTCTAATTCATAAATTCGTTTAAATTCTCTATCACAAATATTACATTTATGAGTCATCAATATATATTATATATCATATATAATAATCTTTATATAAATTTGCAATTTTATTTTTTGCAAATTTTATAATAAAAGAGAGAGAGCGCGCGCTTTTTTATTATAAAATTTCATCTTGAACCAATAAAAAAATAAAATGTTATTTTACCAAAAACAAAAAGTGTATGATGTTAATTTTATAAAAATAATAATATGTTTTATTATTTTCATTATTATGATTATAAAGTAAAGAAATCTATATAAAAATTATACAAGAATATTATCTTCAACGTCTTCTGAAATCTCTGATGGATCCATATTAATAACATCCAATTCAGCAAGAATTTCTTTGAGATCGTTATTATCAAGAAGATTAATAAGATCTTTTTTAACGATACGATCGTGATGTTTAGTTAAGATGTCCATAATATAATTATAAGAACTATTAATTTGTTCTCGTGTTCTGGCTCCAGTAATAATGATATTACCACTTTGGAACACAAAGATGGAAACAACTTTATTATTAGGATCATTAACAATAGGATATTTAATATTAACACAAGCATGAATACAAGGTTCATATCTACAATTAATTTTTTGTTCTAATAAAATATTATATAATACTTCACGATTAACAGAATATGGAACCCTAAAATTACTATTGATCATATCGATTTTAAAACCATTAACTTTAATTCCTTCACTACTAATATCTTCCATAAAACATTTATCAACAATTTGATCTGTTTCTGGGTCTATAATTGCATATGTATTTTTTAATTTACATATTAATCTATTTAAAACAGTATTACAATCTTTTATTGATTTGCATCCAGTCATTTGAAAAGAACCATTTTTAAATATTTTAACATTAATTTTTTTATCACCATGAACTCTGACTTCCATTGTTAATTGATTTTCAAAACATCTAACTTCTTTCTTTTTTCTGCTTTTTAATTGTTTAGGTCGAATTTTACCATTATATTTTACAGATAGAATACCATCATCTGATAAGTTCATATATTTATCTATATTTTCTAATACCATTTTGCAATTAATTTTACCAGTTACAGAGATTGTTGATATACTCATATTTACTGGTAGATCGTCTAATGAAAGTGTTAAATTATCAATATATTGAATTTCTTGTTGGACATCAATATTCAATGTGCTTTCATCTAAATTAATATTATTAACCTGAATATTAGTTGAATAATTATTAATTGGAGACTTGTTATTGATCATCATTTCATATGGGATCCCAATGGGTATTTTTACTGTTTTATTTGTTGTGTCCATATTATATTATACTTTTATATATTATTATTTAAGCCGTTAAATATATAAATATCAATTTTTTTATTTATATTAAGATACCTATTATAAAGATAAAATAAATCATATTTATAATAAAACAGAATGAAACTAATCTCATTTGATATTGGAATGAAAAATCTTGCTTTTGCTGTAATCGAACAAAATAATTCTTCTAAAACAATTTTATATTGGAACATTATCAATCTTATTAAAGAACAAGCTCATTGTTACATTTCTTCTTGTAAAAAAGATGTATATAAATCTTGTTTATATCATGGTAGACCAGTTAATATGTGTGAAAGACATCTATCATTTTATGATACATTGAAAAAAATATCTAACAAATTACCCAATATTACATCTACTGACACTGATCAACCAACGATAATTCTCACTGAATTAACAACTGTTAAAACAATTAATTGTTTAAATGTTCCAATTGATGATCTTAGAATGTCATTAATCAATAAATTAGATACTGTTATTTTACCAATTGTGTTCAAAGAAAATATCGAAAAAGTTGTTCTCGAAAGTCAACCAGTTTTCAGAAACCCTCGTATGAAAGCTATTGCCGATAGTATTTATATGTGGTTCCTTATTCGATGTAAAAATGATGGACAAATTGTTAAAACCATTAATTATGTTAGTGCTACTAATAAATTAAAAAAATATGCAGAAGAATTAATTTTTGAATCAGAATCAGAACGTTATGCAGCCACAAAAAATAAAGCTGTATTTGTTGTTTCCGAATATCTCAAAAATAATACAACTGATAACAATACTAAATGGTTACAAGTTTTTTATAATTATAAAAAACAAGACGATCTTGCTGATTGTTTATTACAAGGATTTTATTATTTAGATAATATTAAAGAAATTGCAGAGAAAAATGCTGCCAAAGCAACTAAAAAAAATAATAAAAATAAAAAAAAAAATATCAAACCAATTGAAGATCTATCAATTGGTGATAATATTGACGACATTTCAAACAAAATAACCAAAAAAAATAAAAATAAAAATAAAAATATCAAACCAATTGAAGATCTATCAATTGTTGATAATATCGAAGGTAATACAGCCACTAAACGTAAACATAAAAAAAATAATTAATATTTTTTGTTACTAATCAAATTATATATTTGTTTATCTACATAATATATATTAGGATTTGACACACAGTGACCACATGATGGTTCATATATAGTATTTATTGTTTTACCATTAATAATTTCAGTATGTGAATGAATAAATGGTTTATAACATAATAATTTATTTGAATACCCGCAAAATTTTAGACATTTATTATCATTGTTATTAATAAAATGTTCCTTAACATCATAATTATTTAAACGGTTAAAAATAACATCTGAATTAGAATCTATAAGAGTACCATTGATTGAATACATAATATCTGTCATATATATAATTACATATAATTATATATATGATTTTGTAAATAATTAGATTTATTCATTAAATTTAATTCCCATACTAGTCATGAGTGATGATTTATTTTGGATTGGTTTAGTTCTTTTCAAAACTAATTCTGTATTTTTGTTATCAAAATTTCGATTTTTAATTGGTTTAATAATTAAATTTTGTTCTTGATTGTATGTTGATTCTTCTAATTGATTAATAAGTGACATTATTGGTGGTACTATATTACGATACTGTTTTTTTAATAATGTTGAATTTTTCCTAAAAGTTTCTATTGACATCGTTCCACCAAACATTTCTAATAAATTACGAGGAGGAGCGGCTATTATATCATCTAATATTACTGAATTATTATTTGGATACATCTTTTTAAATATTAAATTTCTAAAATGATATAATAATGATATTCTGTCCCACATTTTATGATCATTTAATGATAGATTATATGATATTGCACATTCAAATGAGCAATAAATTCCGATAGATTTAAATACATTATCATAATATTTTTCAGGAAGACCTATTGGTAATGTATCAAAAGTATGACAACACCACCAACAACAGACTTTTGCATATTTTTCAGTTTCCCATAGATCAGAACCATTATAGAAATCTTCTAATTTTATTGATAAATTATGTATTTTTTTGTCCGAATTTGTTATTTTATATATATGATATTTCGACTCCAAATTATGAATACTTTTTTGTAAATCATCACAATTACTACATTTATCCACAATATTATATCTTACATCACTCAATTCATTTTCTATTTTTTTCTCCTCAAAATCTAAACTCATTTTTTTATCATCGGTTTTTAAATACAACGGAATCATATCTTGTGATACATCATTTTGTTTTGAATGTTCCTTGTTTTTGTTAATGTCTTGTGTCTCAATCCCATCAAAATATTCGGAACTATTCACCTTTAATGATGATTTATTTAAATTTGACATCATTAATTTTTCAATGTCAAACTTATTTATTGGTAATTGAACTATTAAACACTCGTCTACTACCTCTTTCCTTATATTTACTAAATCATCCTTGTTTAATACTTTACAAGTTGGTTTTCTACCTCTCTTTTTTATTTCTGTTGGTTCTTTTAATTCTTGCTCTCGTTGTTCGTCTGATATTATTGCCAATGCTTTTGGACGACGACCCCTTTTTTTTTGTATAGTTATATCCACTATATTATTATTTTCGGTTTCAATAACATTCATTCTTTTAAATAATATTATTATAATTATTTATTGTTTATATAATGAAACAATCAAAAATCATTGACATACATTAAATATTTAAAATAATTGTATTAGATTTTTAAAAATAATGTTCTATTATATTATCTATGAATAATACACTTATCCTAAAAAATATTAAAAATATACATACTAATACTATTACTTCAATTAATACTGTTTATCAGATTGAAAATGATGAAACTATAACATATCCAGATGTATTCCAAGAAAAATCACATTTTTATCAGGTTTTACGAAATATTACTTCAAAATATTGTATCAATGAACCACACCTTATCGATGTTTATTATAACGACAATATTTATTGTTTATTAGCTTGTTGTTATAAAAATTCTGATGATGATGAAGTTGTGGATATTCATAAATTAGACCAATTTGACATCATTATTATTGATACTATTGTAACAAAAAAAAATAAAACTGAACAGTATAACAACATTATTAATAACATCAATATTATTATGAATCAATATAATCATCGATTAAATAGTGAACAAATTAATAAATTTTATGAGGCACTAACTACTCATAATAATAATCCTAATTTTAATAAATTATTTCAAAAATCACTCCTTGAATCATTTGATACATATTTAACAAAAAATAAAACATCAACTAATGATCTTATTGGAGGAGGTTTTCTTTTGAAACCATTAGAAGACTATCTCGAAAATAGCAATAATCCTCTCTTAAGTATCGGTGTTCTCGGATTTATTGAATGGATCGATCTCGTTTTCTCACTGATATCCATCTTTCCACCAGCAAATATACCTATTAATATTATTTCACTAATTTATACTATTATTCGAGGTGATATTGTCGGTATTATCGCAACACTTATTGCGTTTATACCAGTTGTAGGAGGTATCGTCGCTTCCGTTATTAAATTTATTGCTAAGTTATTTACACTTATTGGTAAAATATTTTTTAATAAATCAAAAAAAAATATTGTTCAATCACCTACTATCCAACAACCATCAACTGTTCAACCATCAACTGTTCAACCATCAACTGTTCAACCATCAACTGTTCAACCATCAACTGTTCAACCATCAACTGTTCAACCATCAACTGTTCAACCAGCTACCATTCAATCATCAACTAGTCAGCCATTAACTGGACAACCATCAACTGGTCAACCATCAACTGGTCAACCATTAACTGGTCAACCATTAACTGGTCAACCATCAACTGGTCAGCCATCAATTGGTCAACCATCAACTGGTCAGCCATTAACAGGACAACCATCAACTGGTCAACCATTAACTGGTCAACCATTAACTGGACAACCATTAACTGGACAACCATCAACTGGTCAACCATTAACTGGTCAACCATTAACTGGTCAACCATTAACTGGTCAACCATCAACTGGTCAGCCATTAACAGGACAACCATCAACTGGTCAGTCATTAACAGGACAACCATCAACTGGTCAACCATTAACTGGACAATTATCAACTGGTCAACCAAACATTGTTCAACCAAACATTGTTCAATCACATACCATACCTTCAAATATGGTTCAATTTGTGTCACCAACTGTTTCCCAGAATGTAGTAAATTCTCCATTAGATAGTAAATCGATAACGAATATATTAAAACAGACTGATAGATCAGTATCAATGGATTATGACATCATTCAAAAAATTAATAGTAAATATAGAAATTTTAAGAATGATATAAAAGATGATATGAATAATTTAACAAATAAATTATCATCACAACAATTATATATATTGAATCCGGATAATATATTACCGAAGGATATGATATTTGAGGATAATTATGTGTCACAATATAGTCCAAATATAATAAAATATTCGCATATATTAGGAAACATATCAGATAGATTAGAAGACAGAGTTGAGCCGATGATAAATATGAGAGATGTTTCAATATATAATGTTGTTAGAAAACCAATAAACATTGTATATCCATTAATAAGCATAGGGAAGAACGATAGAATGGATGATATGGCTCCATTTTTCAGACCATCATTTGATATTAATACATAATATCAATATATTTAATTAGTGGCTACAGTTATACGATTTTTTCTTTTTTTGGTAATATTAATATCATCTGAATTTATACTTGAAACAGAGTCACTATTGGAATTAATATTTTCTGTTATTGAAACTCTTGCTTTTGAATTAACACTTGATACACTGAGACTAACACTATCATCATTTAATGGTATAGTAATCTTGTTAATACCATTTAAATTAAGTGCTGGATTGCTCGTAATTTTATTTAAAATATTTAATGAAGGATTGTTGAGCTTGGTATTAGATTGTGTTTGTTGGAACTGTTGTTGTGGTTGTTGTTGTTGTTGTGATGGTTGGAACTGTTGTTGTGGTTTTTGTTGTTGGGTCTGTTGTAATGGTTTTTGTTGTTGGAATTGTGATTGTGGTTGTTGGAATTGTGATTGTGGTTGTTGGAATTGTGATTGTGGTTGTTGGAATTGTGATTGTGGTTGTTGGAATTGTGATTGTTGTTGTTGTTGTTGATGTATTTGTGATCGTTCTTTAATCATTTGTTGATAAAGATTAAATTCCATTTCTTTTTTAGCTTCTTCGGGAGATTTTTGTGGGGGTCCACTCATTTTGCTACTAATACTGGCTTCAATTTTGGATAATAATTCAGGATTATCTTTAAGAACATTTTCGAGTCCAGCACTTTTAGCGAGGGAACGACTAACATGGAACGTTGCAGCGGATGCGCCCAACATAAATAATAATTTAACTTCTGGTTCGATTTTCCGTCCAGAACCTTTATATTTTTCATATAGTTCGGAGAAAACGTCAGTATAATTATCTTTAGATAGTTTAACGTGGTCGGACCATCCTTTAAGATTAACACTAAAAGGGTCGAATCGGTCGTTCATAAATTCGATAGCAGTACAAGCATAAACCATAAAATCTTTAGCGAGTTCAACACCTTGTTGTCGATTACGTAGATCAGTATGGAACCGAATTTCAGCAGTCATTTCCCAATAATCAGAATTGAGTGAATATGTTTTAGATAATTCACATCCATTTTTTTTAAGATACATAAGTTGTGCGAATTTATCCATTCTTTTTGTTTTTTGAGATTGTTCATCTAAATTATCATAATCATCATTGTCATTAATATAAGTAATAACTTTACTTGGTTGTGGTGCATTTTTTTTATTATTAGATGGTGAATTTTCATTACTATCATTATGATCATCAGATTTTTTAAATTGGGTATTATTAGTGGTCCTAACATCATTAACAATATCACTATATCTATTTTTCCGTGTATTTGAATAAGAATTACTTGAAGATTTAGAAGATTTTGATGATTTGGATGATTTAGAAGATCTATTTGAATTATTATTTAAATACTCATTATTATCATTAAATTTAATATCAGATTCTGCTTCATCGACTTCAATAAGATTACTTTTATCGGAGTCAGAATTATTCGATTTTTTAGATCCATTATTAAAAGATTTAATAACAACGGTTTTGTTATCATTTTTAATTTTATTCGGATCGGCAAGAAGACTGAAGTTATATTCTGTACTTGCTATAGTTTTTTTAGATTGTAAATTGGTAGCCATTTAATAAATTAATATTTTGAAAGAAAGAATTTTTATTATTGATCCGCAAATAAATTAAATCTATAATAATAGAATTAATTTATGTTTGAAAATGTAATAATGGAGTCTTATAATATGGTGCTATTCTTACAACACTATTATAATCCATTATTGGAGCTAAACTAATATTATTTCTTAATAAACCATTATTTATATAATTTAATGGTCTAAACCCATAAAGATCTTCATCATAAAAACAATAAATAATATAGATAGAAATAAGAAATAAAAAAACATATATAAAAAATTTGTATTTGGTCCAATAATGTTTAGTATGTTTGTTGATAAAATATCGGTTAATGATATTCATAAATAATATAGGACAATATAATTAAATTATATTTTTGGAAACTGAATTAGTAAAATGTTCTATATCTTTTATTTGTTTGGTTTGTTGAAATGTTTCTTCAATCTCGTTCTCATTTAAAATATTAATAAGGGTGATGAAAGACACAGCAAGAATGATGGCTAATTGTACATTATGACTAGCATAAAATGCAATAAGGAACAAAATAATGGTTTTAATAATTTGGTTATCAAGAAATGGTTTTAATTTGGATGCATTATTTCGACTAATTGTACTTGAAAATATAGCAATTCCCATAACAAAAAATGACATTAAAAATTGATCACTCACAGACATTTATATATATAATATATAATTATAATTTATTATATTAATAAAAAATAATTTATTAAAGGATTATATGAACAAATATAAATCTGCATCATATATCAATTTTACTGAAAAACAATTACATCCATTTCGTGATAATGTTAGTCGTTTACCATTGATAGGATGGTTTGGACGTAGACATCTTGGTTATATTATTATTATTGTAATAATATTGATATTTTTATATGTATTTTTCTATAAAAAACAAAGTAATATAGATAGTATTGGATGTAGAAGAAATAGTTGTAAAGCAACAACTTGTTATGGTGAAGGATGTGAGGGTGATAATTGTATTGGTAATGGATGTCATGCTGGTAATTGTTATGGTGAGGGCTGTAGTGGTGGTAATTGTGAAGGAAGTGGATGTAAAGGTGGAGATTGTTATGGTGTAAATTGTACTGTGGGAACTTGTAAAGATCCAAATTGCCCACCAGATAAAGAAAAACAAGGATTATGCAAACCGAATTGTTCATGGGGTAGAGCATATAATATCCAAATACCAGAAAATCCAATATTACAAAAAATAAAAAGATGGTTACCATACAATACATATTTTAATAGGAATTTATGTAGAAAACCATTTAATATCACTGAAAATCTAATTAAAGATGATAAAACATTATATAATTTTCCTATAATGGGGGCTAATTATTATTATGGAGGATTCTCATCCATTTATGAAGTACAAGATAAAATTAAAAAAGGTTCTGTTATTGATGAAGTTAAAGGTATTATTCGATATGATGATCCTATAACATCTACTATACCAAATTTATATAAAGATTTACAATGTAATTGGTCAACTACATACAATAATAAAAAAATAACAGCTAAAATAGATAGTTCATATGTAGAAACAAATTTAAATAATATATCAAATTATGATTATTATTGGTCGCAATTAAAAAATCAAGTTGTAAATTTTGATAATAAAGGTAATGAAACAAAATGTCCCATATTGTTAGGAATAGGGCCACATACATTTACTAATATTACATTTGATCTTGATATTGATCAATTAAAAAAAATATTAAATGTTCAAAATTTAAAAACAAAAATGGTTAATATTTCAAATATCCAAAAAGCACTAACAAATGGTCCAGATTATGATGCTATTAAAACATATATGGATAATACTGACTTTTTTTCTGATAAAATTCGTATTGAACAATTAATTGACACCATTAAAACATATCCAGATAATAAAACATTTTATGACCAAATTGAAAATATTAGAGGTACTATAATGACAAGTACTTGTGATAATGGATGTAATTATGTTGGTACGAGAACTATTAAATATGACTATTTCCCTGTTGATATTATGGGTAATGTTTTATCATGTAAAGAGAGAGCATATATTTACAGAAAAGATGTTGAGGATTTTGATCCAGATGCAGTTATTGATAAATCTAAAGTGAGTTATCAATTAACTGATTTCAAAATAAGTGATAATGACGTATTTTTGGATTCTGATAAAGAACCATTTATTAATGAAATACATAGTATAAAAAATCATCATCTAATGATGTATTATGATACAGATATTAAAAATAAATATATGGTTTATATTTGTTTTTTCTGTATGAAAAAATCTTATTTATTTTGCCCACAATTTATCACCACAAATACATTAATGACCAATTTAGGATCTCCATATTCATTAGGCAACTGTATTGAACAAGATGATTTTAATCATTATATGTATGAACTATTGGATGACAAACAAAATGTTTATTATAAATGTTTAAAATGTAATAAAACAACTTTAAATTAAATAATTATATTAACCAATGTTATTATAATATGTATTGTTCATTAGAAGAAGCATGGCCACAAATGAATATTAATAAACAATTCCAAAATAATTCTAATAATTTTAAACGATCTTTACAATCCAAAAATTATGATACATCGACCATATCACAAAATAATGACGATGACGATTATATTGATAATTCACCTAACAGAAAACAAAACAATAAATTTAGATCATCCGGCAATGAATTACCCGACAATTTTAAAAATAATAAAAATTCTAATAACAAAATATTAGAATTCTTTAACGACGATAAAAATAGTAATATATCATCAAATAAAATAAATAATTTAAAATGTGATGATGTATTAGATCATATAAGTAATTGTAATGAATGTTTAAGAAATATTTATAAAAAATATAACTTGTTTGGAATTCCACACAATGGTCTTTCACAATTGAATATTTTTACTGAACTATCTAATGGTTTCAATAAATTAATAACTAAAGAAAATCGTGATGTTGTTACTGTTGTTTTAATCGGGCTTTTAGTTATTTTGATACTACAATTACTCAAATCTGATACTTAATTTAGATTCCATTTTATTACTAAAATATTTTGTTCTAATATATCAACTGAAGTCACACCTTGTTTTAATAATTGTATTTTTAACCATTTCGAACAATCATCAATATCATATAATGAGTAACCAAAAAGGAGTTCGGGAATTTGATAAACACAATAATTTTTTTGTAATATCGTAGATGTATCATTGATTTTATTACAGATCATTTGTAAAATCTTATTATATGGTTCCAATTTAAAATTTTCTCGTTCTTTATTTAATTTTTGTAAATGTTTAATATTCAACATAATATATATATATATATATAAAATAATGATGTTATAATTAATTTATATATGGATTTAAATAAAATAGATACAATTGTTTTGAGTGGTGGTGGTATAAAAGGAGTTTGTTATATCGGATTTTTTAAATCTTTATTTCAATATATTGACATTAAACAGATCAAACATTTTGTTGGGACAAGTGTTGGTGCAATGTTTTCGTTATGTTTGACATTAAACTACAGTTTGGATGAAATTACAAAAATTTTATTTAAATATGATTTTAATAAAGTTATTCCAGAAATGAATTTAGATGAATTATTATTAAATTATGGATTATCAGATGGTTCTGATATGAGAAATTTGATGTTAGAGTTATTAGAATACAAGTTAGGAGATAATAATTTAAATATAACATTTCTGGAACTATATGAAAGAACCAATATAAAGTTGACAATGACTGTAACAAATTTCACAACACAGGAAATTGAATATTGGAATCATGAACAAACACCTAATAATTTAGTGATAGATGGTATAATGGCAACAACAAGAGTACCTTTATTTTTTACACCATTACACGTCAATAATAATTATTATCTCGATGGAGGAATAATTAATAACTATCCAATAGAAATAATTTCTATAGATAAAATTGATTCATTTATTGGAGTATGTTTAACATCTAAAAAAGATATTGAGGAAATCAAGAAATTATTTGATAATAATAATAAATATGATAAAATAATAATGTATATTATTGATATATTAATGCTAACATATGATAGCAAATTGATAACAATTGATAAAAAATATATGGATAGAACTCTCCGTTTACAATCTACATTTGCTAACTTTTTGGATGTTAATATTTCAGATGAATGTAAAAATATTATGATTGATAATGCATATAATGCGACACAATTATTTATAAGTAAATTTATTATCCAAAAACCTGATATAAATGTTATCAATGTTATCAATATTATCAATGTTACTGATGATATAGCATCATAACAATAATTATTAATCATTTTTTTTTTGTATAATTAATTTAGAAATTTCGGTGGTATTTCTGGTGTATTCTTTAATTTTATCTTCGAGAGACATATTATTTTCATATTTTTGAGGTATGTCTGCACTTAGTAATTTAAATGATTCGTCTAATAGTGATGACGAAGAGTCGTTAACCATATATAAATCACTATAATTAAAATGTTGATAATCGAATGAGCTATTAGTAAGTGCATTACTGATAGAGTTATATGGTTGTATTTCTAATGTATTATTTTTTATTTTGTTTTCGGTCGATAAATCCAGATTTTTATTATCAAATTGTTTATTAAAATTATTTACAAAATTATATTCATTTTTTGTTTCATTATTACACATTAACATCATACAAGATTCTGTTTTATTATCACAATTACATTTAGTTGTTAGAGTTTCTTTTTTTAAATTATTAAATACATCATCTCGTTCTTGTAATAGTTTACTATATAATTTAGATGTATCTAAATTATTCACATTTTTGTTTATACCATGTAATTTATCTTTTTCGGCGGCTAATTCGTGATATGATTTACCATTTGTTGAAGTTTTTATTAGATTTTTAATATCTTGATCTGATATGGTATTTTTGAAAGATGATTTTAAACTATCGTGTGTTTTAATTGATAATAAATGTTTACATTCATTATATTCTTTATAATTTTCGTTAGATGATAATATTGAGTATATTATTTGATTTAAATTAAAATTATTCTCTAATTCATCTCTTTCTAAATCAGATGCATTAATACATTTGTCTGGATGATATTTTAAACTATTTCGTTTGAATGCACGTTTTAAACCTGAAAAATATTTTTCAGTAAATATTACATCGTCTTTAAAATATTTTGCGTCCAAATTCATAAAATCAAATAAGTCTATATCTTTATTTATTATTTTTGTAATTACGTCGTGATTTAATTTGTCCATTTATTATTTAATTTATTTAAATATTTAAATATATTTTATATAACGTATAATACGTATTTAAGTTATCATATTGATCATCTATAATATATTTTTTATATATTATAATATGGTATGTTTATGATGATGAATTAATAATTTCTTGAGATTTAACAAGAAAATTTTCAATATTATTAAAGTCCAGATAATTTATGTAAGGAGAAACGATATTTTGGTTTTCATTTATCATATATATTTTTGGTAATTCATTAAAATATATATCTGAGTATTTTTTATTTTTATATACATCTATTTCAACAAAATTTATATTTCTATATTTATCTATTATCTGTTTCCATATGGTATCTATAAATTTTAAACATATTTCTTTATCACTACTATAATATAATATAATTTTAATATTTTTGGAATCCATTTTTTTTTTCTCATTCGTGTTTTTTATCGAAATAAAAATTATTATAATAATAAATAATAATGAAATTGATATTTTTATTATAAAATTTTCATTTAAAATTAATAATTTATTGTAATTTAGAAATATTATTATTGATATTACAAATAATATTGGTAGAGATAAATTAGTATTAAAAATATTATTTAACATTTATTAATCAATATATAGAAATTATAATTTTAATATTAAATTATAATTTTTTTTTCTTACTTATATTATATTATATAAATTATGAGTAGTCAAAATAAAGATGTTGATCTTACTGTTAAAGATGTCGTATGTGCAATGCTTTTAGCATATATGTATCAAAAGGTGCCTGCTGGTGGTGCATTTGGAATTCCTGCCCCCGGAGGAAGTTTGCCTGTAGATGCAATTCCAGTACCCAGCACACCCGTAGTTGCAGCACAAATAACAGCTGATAATGCTACAGCCCGTATTACTGGTCTGATTGCTTTTACAAATGCAAATCCAACCGCATTTGTTCCCTATATATTGTTAGCAAAAGATGTAAATTCTGTATTAAAACCCCACGTAGCTCAAAAGCTTAGTGATGCTGCAAATAACCTTCCGTTTGACGCATATTATGCAGATCATTTAGAAAATGTTGTGAAGGAAATGTGTGGTGTTGCTGCCATTGGTACTGGTGGTGTTACTGATGCGAGTCGATTTGTTCAACCTGATGGATTTTCACATGGAAGACTATGGTTGGCCCAATGGAATATTGCCCATGTTGCACAACAAGTTATTGGTACAGTTGCTGCCAGTGTTCCAGAAGTAGCTCAAGTGTTGGGAAGTCATGCTAGTGTTGTTGCTGCGGATGGTATTAATGATGTTGATCATAAGTGGGGTCCCACCAACACGATATCAGCCTTATTCGCTCTTACAGCAGCACCGATACAACAAACAAATACTAAAGGAACCGCAGTAACCAACGGAGGTGGTATGAAACAACGAGGAGGTGCTCAATCGTTTAAAATTGATATTAGTGCCCTAGCAAAAAGACTAAATTCTAGTTCATTTTCTCGCGTTTCTGTTCAAAATGCAGTAGAAGTTCAGGTATTTGGTAAATGGTTTGCTCCCGCTAATATTAATTTTGGTAACTATTTGTCAAGTGCTCCATCCAGTTCAACAAAGTCAAATGCTTTAGCAGATTTTAATTTGGCCAAAAAAGACGACCGTGACTATGAGATTAGCATTAACAATGGTACGGTTACAATTAAAAACAAGAATGGAGGTAAAGTTGAAGAATTAGACTCAATTGATATTAAAAACCCTCTTATGTGTGATGCATTGGGTCTTCAAAAGTTAAATGCTACTAAATGTTCTGCTTTAGTTGGTGCTTGTGATGGAAAAGATCCTAGTGCGTGCTTAAATCAATTAATCAAACAAATTAATGATCATAATTCAGCAAATCCAGCAGACAAAATTGATGTATCAAAAGCAGCTATTTCAAGAACTCATCCAGCGATTGTGTCTAAATTTTTACAAAGAATTGACTGGCCAAAAGCAGGTAGATCAGTTAATATGAACACAACTTGGCAATACGCACAAAAATTCGAAGTATTTCAAGAACATTGCAAAAATACCAACAGAACCCTTGTTGGAATTACTAAAGGGGATGATGTTTCAACATTTTTAGAAAATTGTGCAGTTTTTGTTAACAAAATTTATCCCGAAATATTAAATCCATCTCAACTTAAAGACAAAGGTGTAGAAGACGGACTCCAAGCAGGAATTGCTCAAAGACGTTCTCAATTAAAATTCCCAATTAGTTACGCATCGATGTCAAGCAAACCATTTCCTAAAGCTCTCGGAATTGCAGATATTCTTGAAAACAGAACAAGATCTATTTCTAGACTTGTTGGTCGTTCTCCAAATTTCAGAACACCCGTTTCTCTTGCTATTTCTTTACCAAGACTAAATGGAGGTGCTGAAGATGAGTTTGGATTCGATGATGAAGATGTTTCCGAAGATACATCTGGACTTGGTTTAAATAAACTAAACAGTTATTACAAACAATCATTAGACAGATTAGAATCAGCATTTACTTCGATGGGTAAGAAATTACATCCAGATGTAAAAGCAAAAATGGATAAAACTTTTAATGATTACAAACAAAACACAAAAGATTTTGTTACAGCATATGAACGAGTTAAGAACTATTCCAACATCAATAAATTCGTGTCAAGAGATAGTGTTATTAACCCAAATATCGCAGATATGGATGCTCATAATAAAACATTTGAAAACACCCAAGTTCGATTTACTAAGAGTGAAATCAACTTAGCCAAAGTCATCGCTAAATTACAAGAAAGTCTTCACGACAATGTTAAGAAATTAGCAGAAAATAAAGGTGTTAAAAGAACTTTCGTTGGTTCTATGAAAGAATAAATAATTTATAACTTAATAATCCAATAATTCAATAATTTAATAATTAGATATAATATAAATTTTATCTAATAATTAAAAAACATGTTTGATGTGTTAATTTGAAAATGCAAGTCCTCCTTGCCCATCTAATATCCTTAATACATTGATACATAAAGCATAAATTCTGAATTTAGCAGTATTAATGTAATTAATTTGTTTATTAGTAGTAATAACGATTTGGAAATCATCAATTTTACTTAGATTACATGTACCAGATGGTTGATGTTTTTCTGGGAATAATGAGAATGAATAACAAAAGAGTCCAGGAACTGGGATATTAGAATGATTTTGATATGGTTGAACAAGATGAAAATAATCAGCCGGTCTATTAGATAATCTATCAATACCATTCATAATAATTTGGACATTGTTAATAATATCAGTCGTTTTGAAATAATCAAGCATATAATTAGTATTTAATAACAAATTATTAGCAATTAAATAGTCCATTTGACCTCTAAAAAATATTTCTTTACAAGGATGAGAATACGAAATTTTAATTTTACTGGAATTAGACGTAATATTTTTATCATTGTCAAATAATAATGTGTCAATCAAATATTCGTGATTACTTTTCAAAAATTTTATTCTTTCATCTGTATCCAAATATATATAGTCAACTAATAGTGATGCATTAACTATAGATAACGAATTAGTCCATGCAAAATTAGTCTGTTTATTAATATGTATCATTTCATTAGATCCATTTTTTAAATCAACATTAAACACAGAATCCAATGAATAAATTTTATAATTATTCTTAATATTGTCATCGGTATAACCCGAAATAGGTCTTGAACTAATTTTACTATAATACATTCTATGAACAGAATCACTCATATTACTAAAATAACAAAATTTAATATAATTAGTAATATTACCAACATTCTGATATAAAACATCACCTTCCTTAAATTGAACAAAATTATTATCTATATCAATATAATTTGTTGGAGATAATATTAATACATCATTTATACCTGCAAATTCAATATTGATTTTTACATCTGAAAATTCTAATGCAATTATTGGTAATGCCAAACCAGGATTTTTACAAAACCAAAAATATAATGGTATTGTTAATATATATGCATCTTTACTCGTTGTTAAATCCGTTAAATCAGGCACATCTCCTATCATAATATCTAACCCTCTATCATTATTTGTTGAATCTGTTAATTCAGACCATATATATAACCAATCACTATAATGTTTATCAATAATATAACCACCAATTTCAATTTCGACCGATTTTAAAATATTCCATCCAATTTTTTTGATCCACGCACATTTATTAAGATCCAATAAAGTTGATGACTCTTGACTATAATTTATTTGTGGTAATGTTACAACAACATATATCTGACTGATTAGATCAGCATTTTTACCAATTGTACAAGTAATTTTTTTACCAAAATCTGGTTTTGAATTGAAATTCTGGGGAACACTCTCTATCGAAAAATTTGTATGTCTCTTATATACCGTCTTGAAAAATGTAATTTGAGCATCTGATGTTAAATATAAATCCTCATTACCTAACGCCATTAACTGTATTATTCCTCCTGTCATCTATTTATTATTATTATATATTTACATAATAATAAATAATTACTAACGATTTATTTACATTCAATTATATACACACGCACCTAAACCACTAAATATTCTCAATATGTTGTAACTCCTTCCTATCACCTTTATTAACATCTTATTCTCTGTTACATTCAATGTTGTGTCCAATGACACTTTTAATTTTATATCATTCTTATTTATAGCAGAAAAATTTAAACTACCAGAAGGTTGACCATCCATCGGATGCAAACTAAATGAATATACATTTAATCCATTAATATTATTATTATTGTATTTCTGATGTTGTATCACTGTTGTTGTATATTTATTGTCACGATCTAATAATATTTTACCATTGATTAATAATGTGTTCCCAGTTATCGGTATATTTATATCATATTCTTCTATTTTCTCTAATATTTTTTTATAACTATCCAATTCATTCTTATTAAACCATGATGTATTTATATTTTTTATATCCACATTATTGTTTCCCATCTGTTTTAATATACGATTATATCCTGTGTCTATTATCTTTTTTATTTCCAAATTATCACCATATAACAATATATTTTCCATCTTACTCAATATTTTATTATAATATGATGCTGATGATGTATAATTACTATAATCTTTAGCATCCAAATTACTACCAGTAATACAGAACCAAAACATATCTTTAACACAATTATTAAAATTAATATTGAGTTGAACAGAACCATTTAATATGTCCATTTTATTCACATACATTGGAGATATATATTGAAGCTGCTCTATCAAATACTCATGCCGTAATGATATAAATTTTTTTCTCTCATCAGTATCTAAATAAATATGATCCATTAATAATGTTGTTTTAATATTTGAAATAGTAGATGGTCTATTATTTTTATCCAATATAATAACTTTAATAAAATCATCATGTATAACTAATTTATCTAATTCCTTCATTTTTAATTTGATACTGGATTTAGTGTTAATTAAACTAATTAATGGTAATGAATGTGTTGATTTATTAAAAAACCATGGTATAAATAAATATATCATCTGTCCTTTAATTGAATTGTTTGGGGTCAACATATTTTTTGTATATCCTATATTATATAGATATTTATCTCTCTTTCCTTCACTAATCGTTAAACCATAATTTATTTGTAAATAATCATCCGTTATTTTGTGTATTAATTCATCTCCAATATAGAACTCAATATAGTCTAATATATAATGACCTAAATATTTTATCCAGTTACCTGTTGCCGGTTTCGGATTATATATATTATATATACCACTACTTGCATTTAATATATAATACATTGGAGGACTATTTGTATTACCATTATTATTCTCTATTATTATATTATCATACTCTTTTTTATTTTGATTTAATTTACTTGTTATTGAACTGTATAATATTAATGCATCATTAATGTCCAAATTTAGAGTCTGATTTAACGATAATATATCCGTTGGTAATATATAATTACTTAATTCACTATTATTGTCAATATTTATCGTCTTATGATCATTTATAATCATTGTTATTAATGTTGTAAAAAAATAAGTATCTGAAATTAAAAAATTATTATTATTGAGACCTTCATATCTATTACCAAAATATGTCCCCATATAATTTATTATTTTTTGTGATAAATTATCATACTCATTATATCTGTCTAATATATTGTTTGCTGATATATATTGATTGTCTCTACTCTCATATACTCTGGTAATCATATTATTTAAACCACCATACAATATACCTGATGATATATTTGATATATCGTCACTTAAATTCTGATTAATTGTTATGGTCGTTGTATCAACTGTACTAATAAAACAATAATAATATTTTGATGGATTAATATTATCTGTTATACATACATATGTATTTATTATAATAGGATGATTAATAGATGTTGACACAGTTAGAACGGATCCGGATATTGAAATATTATAATTGTATTTCATATAATTATTAATTGAATTATTGATAACTAATGCAGGTACATCTGTTGCTATATTAATATCATATTTTTTCATTTCAATAAAGTCATTGTCCTGAGATTTTACATCATAATAACCATTAATTTGTGTATTTATATAATTCAATGTTTTACCAATATTGCTCTGGACTACGTTGTATATTATTCTATTTGTATTGTCTAATTTTATTTTTTTAATTGTTAAATAATTACTTAATCCGAATGTATTAACATCATAATAGTAATAATTGGGCATATTTGTTGTTCTAACTAATCTACCATTTAATAAATATAATGTGGGATATTTCATTAATAAATCAATGGTTACATTTGGTGTTGCTGATGTATTATAATGTGATTCAATATGATTACCATTATTATTTAATACTATCATTAACAGATAATTAATGATATATATATCTGAACCAATATTAGATATATGCGATAATATGGTCACAAAATTATTGTTATTTAATGTATAATTATTAATATCATTAATATAATTAAAAAGTAGGATGTGATTACATAAGAATATTTTTTGGATACCATCAATTTCACCGATCCAATCCTCCATAAAAAAAGAAGTTGATTTACTTTGTGTTGTTAAAAAATCGAGTTGTTTTTGTGTATAATTATTTTTAACATAATTATTATAATTACATTTAAATGGATCATTAATATAGAAATATTTGTTTCCTAATTTTAAATCAACTCTGTTAATTAATTTCGTTATTATATATGCAATATAATAGTAATAACATGGTGTTACCAAGTTTGTAACATTATTTATTGTATTTATTGACGTTATTATTGAGTTGATATTTGATATGTTTGAACTCGAATAATATGATGATGTTATATTATCTATCATATTGACTATATTTGTTGTGTTCATACTAGTAACTTCAATAAATTTGTTTATTGTTGTATATTGTGTAGATGTTAGCGTTGCGATATTATCGGTATCATAATTATACATCATATTTTCGGGTAATACGTGATAATATTTATAATGTAAATCATTATTTGGATCAATAATAGTTCCCAAATACCATACAAACATTTGTTGCATTTTTAATCTAAAATAATTAATTTTTTCAACACTATCGATAACAACATTATTATAAAACAAATAATTAGATGAGACATTAACAGTGTTATTATCAAAAATATAATTTACTGAATTAATATTAATATTAGTAGTTAAATATGGGTCGGTTTTCAAGATACCATTATATAGATCAAATTTACCTGAATTATTTAATAAGGTGATTGATTTAATTTTATTAATTGCAATATCTTTAGTAAATCGATCAAAAAACATTATATCAACTAATGATTGAATTTCATATGTTGAACTGGTATAATATTTTGTTATATTGCTTATTATATTATTAATATCATCAAATTTTAATTTTATTGTAATACATTTATTTCTAAGAGCTGAATCTATATTGAAATTTAGTGTTGTATTAAAATTATTATATGGATATACAAATGAATGAATAAGATCATTAGATAGAACCATATTGGTTGTATTTATAGATGATATATTGTCTAATGGATAATTATTAATTGTGAAAATATTATATTTATATAATTTACTATCAGTGGTATTGCTAGCAAGTTTCAAAATACTATTAATATCATCAATATTTTGACTATTTAATGTATTTATTACATTCTCAATATTATTAATGTCAATTAGACTATTAAACATAATATTATTATTGTTAATAAAATGGTACATAGTGTAGATGAGATATACAAATGAGTAATAACTATTATCTTTTTTATTACTGTTAATAATTTGGGAAAATTTATAAATTATATTATCAATAGTATATAATTCAACTTGTTCAGAAAATACTTGTGTAAATACGTCTTTTAATAAGTTAATATCTGTAATTTTATATGTTGATTTTAAATTATTAAGTATAAATGTACTATAACCATCAGCATAAGATCTATAAAAGAATAATTCACTTCTATTGGTTTGTTTAGGTGGATATGACGTAAAATATGTTAATTGATTATTATTATTAGGATCATATAAATACCAATAATTATATTCATCTAAATATACATCATAATATATATTATCAAAAGTATTAAAATTATTAAAAATAATATAACAAATAGTATTTCTCAAATCAATAGATGAGAATAATGATGGTGTATAATTATTTAATCTTAATGCATTTATACCATAATATATTATATTATTTGGACTAGTAAAATTCATAGTTGGAATAATTGGAGATTCAATGGTTATGTTAATTGGAACATAAACTGGATAATTTGTTACTGTTTGAGGTAGATTATTAATATTTGAATAATTACTATTGGTCATATAACTGATGGCCAGAACTTTGTAAAGATTGTATGTACCAGATGCAGAATAAAATCCAACATAATCATTAATTTTAATGTCATAAATAGCAGAAATGTTTAAAATATAATTGTTTGGATTAGTAGAGGGATTAATAGCTAAACAAGTAATAGGTTTTTTATTATCAAAATATTCAATATAT